TTTTTTTCTGACCGCCTCCACACTTTGATACACAGCCACTTTGGAGCAGCCGCACAGCACACCGATCTCTGCAAGGCTCAGCCCGTCAAGCGCATAGAGCAGGAACCGGCGGCGCTGGGCCTCGGTACAGGTGTCCAGAACAGCCATCAGCTCATGCAGTGTTTCCTTGCGGCAAAGGTATTCTTCCGGCGTTTCTCCGTAGGCTCCTACGCCTTCGGTGGTAATGATGTACTCGTCAAACTCCCGGCCATCCCAATGCCGCCGCTGCTCATGGAACAGGTTCTCCGTTTTGTGATCGGCCCGGTCAAGAAATTCATAGACTTCCAGCGTAACCTCCACGGCCACAGCTTGTCCGTTATAATTGATGGTAACTTCCATCTGCCTTTCCTCCATTCAGATTTTTTTGGTAAATCTGAATGAGGCGGCGGGGAGCGGCACCGGGGCAACAGAAAAGCGCCCGGACAGCATGAAGCTATTCGAGCGCAAAAAGCACGATATTCAGTTAAAAAGCGACGATTTTCGCAACTGCTGCCAGACTTCCCCCATTCTGCTGCCAGACTTTTTTTGACGGCAGTAAAAATCCCGTCAGAATTTGTCGGCGGTAAGATCGTGTCATGGGCGGCTCCCTCCTGTAAGCCGCCGAAGTTGCCAGCACGTCATTCCATTTGAGGTCAAAAGAAACGGCGGCCTTGAAATGTTCTTCAAAACCGCCGGTAAGGATGGTATTTCTAAAATGAGCGCACAAAATCATCTGCCCCAAACCAACGGTTTTTTTCTTTCCCCGTCCGGGGGCAGATCGTTCATTATGTAGTGCAGGGCCGATGTACGCTAATCGGTTCCCTGTATCTTTTCCTTTAACTTCTGAAAAGCTGTATCACTGATTGCGTGTTCTATCCGGCAGGCATCCTGTTCTGCCGTTTCTCTGTCTACGCCAGCAGCCATAAGCTGCTCCGTAAAGAATAGGTGTCGCTCATAGATTTTCCCGGCAACTTCCTGGCCTGCCTCGGTCAAATGCAGAAAATAATCGCTGTCTACTGTTAGGAAGCCGCCCTCCTGCAAAATGGCTACGGTTCTGCTGACGCTGGGTTTGGAAACCTCCATGTGCCGGGCAAAGTCAATAGAGCGCACCATATGCCTGGGCGGACGACGGAACGCCCGCGGTGCTTCTCTCCGGTCTGCCCCGCCGCAGGAGCCGGGCGGTTTTTCTCGCCGGAAAGCTCTGGATCGTCACCGGCGGCGGGTTTTACTCTTATGATGGGACGGAGGCAAAGCGCGTATCCGCTTCGGGGGCGTATGTCCCCACGACGACGATCACGCGCAGCCCCTCCGGCGGCGGGGTTTCCTATGAGGCGGTCAACCTGCTCACGCCGTACCGGAAGAACGCTTTTCAGACCGACGGAAAGAGCGTGAAATTTACGCTCGACGGCGAGATCGACGCATCCGGTGCGGTGCGCGCGTGGGTCTGGGGCGAGGAGGTCACGGACTTCACACTCGACCGCGCGGCGGGCACGATCACGTTTCCCTCGGCCCCCGCCGCGCCGGACGCTGGCGCGTCCGACGGGCTCGTCGTGCAGTTTCCGCACACGGTGGAGGGCTATGCTGACCGCATTGACAAGTGTACGATCATCACGACCTACGGCGTCGGCTCGAACGACCGCGTGGTGCTCTCCGGCAATCCGGACTGCCCGAATCTCGACTGGACGAGCGGGCTGTACGATCCGACGTATATGCCCGATCTCGGCTATGCCGCCGTCGGCAGCGAGGCCACGGCGATCCTCGGCTACTGCCGCATCGGAAGCTCGCTCGGCATCGTCAAGGCGGACGACGGGGGCGACAGCACCGTGTTCCTCCGCTCCGCCGCGCTCTCCGAGGACGGGGAGGCCGTGTTCACGCTGCAGCAGACGATCGCGGGCGTGGGGGCCGTCGCGCCGGGGAGCTTCGCTTCGCTCTTCGACGATCCGCTCTTTCTCTCGCGCGCCGGCGTAGCGGCGATCACGAGCAGCAGTCTGACCGGGGAGAAGATCATTCAGAACCGAAGTCTGTATCTCAACGCGCAGCTCACGAATGAGCCGTCTCTGCCGGAGGCGGAGGCGGCAGTGTGGCAGGGCATGTACCTGCTCGCAGTGCCGGAGGGGCATGTTTATATCCTCAACGGCCGCCAGACCAAGACGTTCCGCAGCTCGGCGCTCGGCGATTTCGTGTACGAGGGGTTTTACTGGGAGAATGTTCCGGCGCTGTGCTGGTATGTGCAGCGCTCCGGTACGGACGAGGCGCTGTACTTCGGCACGGCGGACGGGCGGATCTGCAAGCTCAACACGGACATCGAGGACATGAGCCGCTACAGCGACGACGGCACGGCCATCTCCGCGGTGTGGGCGACGAAGTACGACGATGACGGCACGCCCGCCGTGCTCAAGACGCTTTTAAAGCGCGGCTGCTGCGTGACCATCAAGCCGTATGCGCGCTCAAGCGCCGAGGTGTATATCCGCGCCGACCGCACCGGCGGGCATGAGAAGAAGGTCGCCGGAAAGCCGATGGACATTCTGGACTTTTCCGACATCGACTTTGAGCGCATCACGTTCAACACGGACGAGAGCCCGCAGGAGATCTTCCTCAACCGCAAGGTGAAGAATTATAAGAGATTGCAGATCATCGTCCGGAACCAGGAGCCGAACGAGGGCTTCGGCATATTCCAGATCACAAAGCATTATGTGACGGGCAATTACGCGAAGAGGTGAAGACATGAGCATACAGGAACAGAAGATCACGGACGCCGCCATCGCCGCGAACGGCGTGCAGAGCCGGCCCGACAAGCTGACCGGCACGGCGGCGCAGAACAAGAAGGTTTTCGACGCGCTCGTGACGGCGGTGGTGCGGGAAAAATTCAACGCCCTGATCGACGAGCTGACCGGCACGACTGCCGCGGCGCAGCTCGGCATCACGACGATCCCCGGCTTTTCGGCGGGGAACATACAGACGGCGCTTGAGCAGATCGTACAGGCAATGCAGGACGTGACGCAGGGAAGCGTTGCGGACGGGAGCATCACGCTGGCAAAGCTCGCCGCGGAGGTGACGGCTGTGGCTCTCGGCGGCGCGGCGGCGAGCCATACGCACGGCGCGGGAGATATAGATTCCGGCGTTCTGAACGCGGCGAGGATCCCGGTGCTGGACGGCACGAAGCTCGGCGCGGGAAGCGTCGGCACGGCGCAGCTCGGCGCGGCGGTGGTGACATCGGATAAGCTCGCGGCGCTCTCGGTGCTCGCAACGCACATCGCGCAGGGCGCGGTAACGGCGCAGAAGATCGCGCCGGGCGCGGTGACGGCGGAGAAAATTGCCGCGGGTGCTATCATCACGGCGCTGCTCGCGCCGAACGCCGTGACCGCCGAGAAGCTCGCGAACGACATTCCGTATACAAAGTTCGGCCTTGCCGCCGATCAGGTGCGGCACATTTACGCCGGAACGACAGAGCCGGGCGCCGAGCTCGGCAGCGACGGGGATATCTATCTCAAGTATGCAGAGTGAGGTGAACGGAATGGGAACGTTCAGCACGGCAGAGCCAACGAATGTGGCGGGATGGAGCGAGGAAGTATCCGGCGAAATTGTTAGCATGTACAACCAGGGGAAGTACGGCTATGCCTACTATTCCAAATGCGCTGTTACGCGGCTTTCCGACAACTCTATCTGTGTGCGGATAAAGATGTACTCCAACGCAATCATGGGATGGGGAGCGGCAAACAAAGCGGCGTACATCCCCTGGGGCAGCAACGGCACGGAAAACGAGTTCGGCCCGAGCGAAGCGTACAATTACGGCAGCGGCTATTATCTTGCCGCTACTTATTACTACACGCTTCCGTCAACGTATACCGGCGCGACGGTGACTGCCGGAATGACCAGCGGGCACAGACCGACTACGGCAAACAGCCCGGTCACTCTTGCCGTACCGGAGCCGGTCGGCGATGTGCTGTACTTCAAGACCGGCGGGACGTGGAAGCAGGCAGCGCTGTACCGCAAGGGCGGCGCATGGAAAAATGCGCTGGCAAAATTCAAAGCAGGAGGTATATGGAAATGAACGGTATCGACATTTCCCAGTGGCAGGGCGACATGGACCTGACGCCCTATAAAGACGGCTTTGTTATTATCCGCGGCGGGTTCTGGACGAGCGCGGACCCGTGGGCGGAGCGGAACATCGCAAAGTGCGAGAAGCTCGGCATTCCGTGGGGGCTTTACTGGTATTCCTACGCGCTCAACGAGGCGCAGGCACGGCAGGAGGCGGAGGCTTGTCTGCGCTTCCTGAACGGCAGAAAGCCCCGTCTCGGCGTGTGGTTTGATATGGAGGACGCGGACGCCTACAAGGCAAAGAACGGCTTCCCCTCGGACGAGACGATCACCGCCATGTGCAAGACGTTCTGCGCGGCTATGGAAGACGCGGGGAACAAAACCGGCGTGTACGCCAGCCTGAGCTGGTTTGATACGCACATCGGCGAGACAGGGTACGACCGCTGGATCGCCGCGTGGGGCGCAAACGACGGCGTGCATTATCCCGACCTCTCCGGGAAATGCGTCATGCAGCAGTACCGGGGCAGCCCGCTGGATCTGGATATTTTGTATGTGCCGCTTTCGTATTTTGACGATGGCGCGGCGGGAGCAGAGCCCCGCCCCTACGAAAAGGACGGGGAATGCGTAAGCGTCTCGGCGATGGCGCAGGAGGTGCTTGACGGGAAGTGGGGCAACGGCGAGGAGCGAAAGCAGAAGCTCGGCGCGTGGTTTTACGATCTCGTGCAGGGCGAAGTGAACCGGATGCTGGGGGTGTGAGATGAAATTACGAAAGAAACAGCCGCAGCCGGAGGTCATTTCCGGCTACGATTATTCCGACCGCGCGGCGCGCGAGCGGACGGCGTACGCGCTCTTCCGGCGCGCCAAAAATGCCCGCACCGCCGTGGAGATCGAGTGGGAAAAGTACAACGATTACTACAACGGCATCCACGATGTGACGCGCGATCTCACCGAGTTCTGCCGTGAGAACGACATCCCGTGGCTTCCGGCGAGCGTTCCCGATCCGTATATCCTCGTCGAGAGCCAGATCGAACCGACCGTGCCGCAGCCGGAATTTCGCGGGCGCGACGACGATCTTGACAGCGCCATGGCCAAGCGGCGCGAATTTGCCGTGCGGTACATCGCCGAGAACAACCGCCTTTCCGACATGAACACACGCAACGAGCGCCGCCTTCTGAAGCTCGGCGACGCCTTCTGGAAGGCGTACTGGGACGAGGACATGCGCTGCGGCGAGGCGCAGGGCGATATCCGCGTGAGCGATATCCCCGTGGAGGCGGTGTTTCCCGACCCCGCGGTGCGCGGCGGCAGCGTGCAGGACGGACAGTATCTCGACTACGTTTACCGCATTCACAAGGTGCGCTTCGCGCAGGTATTCCGCGCCGATCTGGAAACGCTCGGCATCACGGCGGAGGAAGCGCTCGGCGAGGATTATGTGCCCCGCGGCGAGATCTTCGATATGACGAGCGCGCTGAGCGACACGGACGACACCGTACAGGTGCTCGAGCACTGGTTCCGCCAGCCGGTCGAAACGAGCGTGGACGGCGAGACGATCCCCGCCGGGGCGGTGGCGTGCTCCGTGCAGGCGGGCGGGCATGAGCTGCGGTATATCCCAAACTACTGGCGGCGCACGGGCGCGCAGAACACGCTCTTTCCGTTCGTGCACTACTGGCGCATTCAGGACGAGAACCGCTTCTGGAACAAGAGCGAGCTCTCCGCGGTGCTTGATCTTGTAGACGCCGCGGACCGCAAGCTCGCCTCGGCGCTTTTGAACGACAGCTTTCTCTCCAACGATATCCTGCTCGTGGAGGACGGCGCCCTGGCCGACGGCGAGGAGCTCACGAACGAGCCGGGCGCCATCGTGCATCTCAAGCAGGGACGCATGGGCGGCGTGCAGCGCCTCGGCGGACTGCAGAGCGTCGGCAAGGCGGCGATGGATATCACCTGGTTCAAGGAGCAGATCGAGCGCGCCAGCCGCAGCTACGACACCGGCACCGGCAAGGAGACGGCGCGCGTCACGACCGCCTCGGGCCTCTCGATGCTCCGCGCCGACGGGCGCGAGCAGGCGGACATCAAGCGCGCCGACCGAAACGCCGGGTTTGAACGGCTCTATGAGCTGCTGGACTGGCTCTGCCTGGAATTTTTCGACGACGATCGGATGCTGTATCTCGGCGCGCCGGAGGGAATGAGAGCGCCGGGACAGCGCATGATCTACAACAGCGCCGACTTTGCCCGCACGCTGCCGGAAGTCCGCTCTCTCACCGGCGAGGTGGTGCGCCCGTCCCGGGAATTTTTCCCGCGGGTGGATATCACGGTGCAGGCCGCCGACGGCGCGCGGCGTGACCGGCAGACGACGCTGCAGGC